CTACGAGGCATTCGAAACATCAGAACGGTTAGTCAGCGAGGGGCGAGAGTGCGAGATCGAATTCGGCGGCAAGGTAATCTGCAAGGTATGGATCCGTCCTGCGGACCCTTCCTTGAATGCCGAATATCGCAAGGAGCTGGCGGAACTATCCATCGGCCTGGCACGGGGCGAGGAGCTGGACGAGGATACGGACCGTGCCCTGCTGTGGAAGGTTTACGCCCGCACCGTGATCCAGAAATGGGTATGGACGGACCCCGAGGACAAGAAGGACCCGAAGCTCCGGCTGTCCGAAACCAACGCCATCGCTTTATTCCGGCGCGTGCCGAAGTTCTTCGAGGGGATCCAGCTGGTCGCGCGACAGTGGGCTCAGTTCCGGGCGTCCCACGAAGAGGACGCAAAGGGAAACTGACAGCCGTCCTCGACCACCAGCTCCGAATCGGGGACGCTAAAGTCTCGGACACAATAATCGCGGCTTACAAGGAGCGCGGCTTCACGCCGCCTGAGCATCTGGAAGAGCCGCCGGTCATCGAGGCTCGTTTCACCGTGTATTGGGAGGCGTTCCGGGACCTGCAAACCGAGCGCGTCAGCCCGCGCGCCACCATTCCCTTTTCAGCGATCGCACTTTACGCGCGACAGTTCGGCCTGGACGTCGATCGGCTGAAGCGGATCGTGTGGACGGTGGACGAGGTGCTGCTCACGCATTGGAAGGGCGCCGACGCGGCCGCTGAGAGCCAGCAGAAAATAGAACAGGCGCAACGCGCCAGCCTGGGAGCGAAGAAATGACCGATCGCGTAATACGGGTCGTCCTCGATTCGCGGGGCGTAGAGACCGGGGTCCGCCGGGCGCAGGGACCGCTTCGCAAGTTGGACCAGCGCCAGAAAAGCCTCACCACGGGCTTCAAGGCGGCCGCTGCCGCGGCCACCGCCTTTGCCGGCGCCCTTGCTACCCGCGAGATCATACGGCTCACCAACACCTATCAGGGCCTGCAGAACGCCCTGCGGGTCGTAACCGACTCCCAAGAGGAGCTGAACACCGCCAGTCAAACCCTGTTTGAGATAGCGCAGGCGACGCGCGCGCCCCTTGAGGCCACCGTTCAGCTATTCAGCCGGGCCAGCATTGCGGCCGACGAGCTGGGCGCATCGCAGGAGCAGCTGTTCCGGCTCACCGAGCTGTCCGGCAAGGCCCTCGCGGTTTCCGGATCCAGCGCGGCAGAGGCATCGGGCGCTCTCCGCCAGCTGTCGCAGTCGTTTTCGTCGGGCATCGTCCGCGGCGAGGAATTCAACTCCATACTGGAGGGCGCATTCCCTCTGGCACAGGCGGCTGCACGCGGCCTGGACCGGGCAGGCGGGTCGGTTGGCCGGCTCCGCACGCTGGTCATCGAGGGCAAGGTATCGTCGCAGGAGTTCTTCGAGGCGATATTGGCCGGCGGCGAGGAGCTGGACGCGCAGTTCGAGCGCACCGAGATCACCATTTCGCAGGCGACCACGACCGTCCGCAACAGCCTGATCCAGTTTGTCGGCGGGCTATCCGAGGCGTCCGGCTTCGGCAAGGCCCTCGCGGGCGCGCTGACTGGCGTGTCCGACGCGATAGACGATATGGGTAAAGCCTTCACCGCGACCCTGCAACCGCAGGACGAGGTCAGCACGGGCCTGCAGCTATTCGTAACGATCACCCTGGTAGCGATCCAAGTGGTCGACGCCCTCGCGACGTCGCTGGTCACGGTGCTGTCGACGGCCTTCACGGTCCTCGGCGAAACCATCGGTGCTTCGGCGGCCGCGCTTGCGGCGTTTTTCTCTGGCGACTTCGACCTCGCCAGCACCATTCTCGACGACCTGGACGAGCGCAACCTTGACGCGATCACCGGCGCTTTCGGCGGGCTGCAGGAAACCCTGATCGCCGACACCTCGGCAACCATCGAGGCCATCGTCGAGTTGTGGGACGCCGGCTCCCGCGACATCGCAGAGGCCGTAGCCGGCGGCAGCGCGAAGGCTGGCGGCGGCGGCATCGTCGATCCCCTGGTAGACCCGGCGGACTTCCAAGACGCGCAGGACGCCGTGCTGGAGTTTATCGAGGCCCTCGAGCAGCAGGAGCAGGTATTGATCCTGCAGCAGACGCTGGGCGAGGACGCGGCTGCGGCCATCAAGGAGTACAAGGACGGGCTGGCGCTGGCGTCGGCCGAGGCGCAGATATTCAAGGACCTCGCCCCGACCCCGGAGGTGGAGGAGCTGCGTGAGGCTTTCCGGTCGCTGGGCGCCGACGCGGCACAGTCCATACGCGACATCGCCGCGGAGATCGAGGCGGCCGCCCTGTCGGAGAGTTTCGACGACCAGATCGCGGCCCTGATGCTGGAGATCGAACTGCTCGGCGCCGACAACGAGATGCTGGGGATCAACGCCCAGCTCCGGGCCCTGGCCGCCGGCGCAACGGTTGAGCAGGCCGAACAAATCGGTGAGCTGACCGAGGCGCTACTCAACCAGCAGGACGCGCTGCGAACGCAGGCGGATATCATGACGGGCTTTTTCGAGGAGGTCGGCCGCAGCGCCCAGCGGGAGCTGTCCGGGATACTCGCGGATCCGCTTGCCGAGGGGCTCGACGAGCTACCGCGCCGCTTCGCGGGGATCCTGCAGCAGCTGGCAGCGGACGCCCTCGCCAGCGAGATATTCAAACTGCTCATCGGCTTCGGCTCAAACGCACCGGGCGGTGGCCGCGGCGGCTTCCTGCAGTTTGTCGGCGGGCTGTTCGGCGGTGGCTTTCAGGCCGGCGGTACGGTCACGGGCGGCCAGCCGATACTGGTTGGCGAGCGCGGGCCGGAGATATTCACCCCGCCTGGTAGCGGCACCATCACGCCGAATATCAACATCGAGAACCAGCCGGCGCAAAACAACACGACGATTATCAACACCATCGATGAGAGCGTAATCACCGGGGCCTTCCAGTCCGGGGCGGGCGATAACGTCCTGCTCAACCGAATCAGCGCCCGGCGTAACGCCTTCAGGCGAGCATTAGGAGTCTAACGTGCCATTTCTCAACGAACTTTTAGTCGCCAACGGCACCACCAGCCTCGGCCGCATCGTGTATTCCAAAGCCGTGCTGGACATGATCACCAACGACCACGTGGTCGCCCTTGCGGTCAACGCCGGCGGCACCGGCTACGTCGTCGGGGAGACCTTCGATGTGGTTGGCGGCACACCGATTGGCGCGTTTGTCGCACGAGGCATCGTCACGGCCGAGTCAGCGGGCGTAGTAACCGCAGTGAAGTACATCAGCGCGGGCGCCTATGCCACGCTGCCTGGCGCAACTGGCGCGGCCACGACCAACGCCAGCGCCGCCGGCAACGACGACCTGACCGTGGACCTGACGACGCAGGTAGCCTTCTGGATCCTCGATCGCGACGACTACGTCGATGACCAGACGGATTTCGAGTGGATTTGCACCAGCACAAAGGCGGTCAACCCGGCCACCGTCGGCCTGATCACAGCGACCAGTGGCGGCAACGATGCCGTGCGCCTCATGGTCGCCAGCGGTTTCAACAACGGCTCGACCTTCGACGCGCAGCCTGACGCCTCGCCGGCCAGCGTGTCGTTCCTGAATGTGCCAACCACCAACCCGGAGCTGTTCCTGTCCACCACGGAGCGCCGCGCCAACCTCATGTCCCGGGACGGTAATAACGTCCAGTACGGATGCATCGGCCTGTTTATCCCGCTGACTAACGTGGACGCCTCGTACCCGTTCCCCGGTATGGCCCACGCCCAGAGTCGCGGGGTCCGGGCCTTCACCGAGGCGTGGAATCCGGACGGCAACGGCTCGGTCAATGCCGGCGTCGTCAATCCGGGCCAACGCACGTCGGTGGCCCCGCCGTATTATTACCGCGACAACCTGTCCACGCAGTGGCTCAACATCGCGGTGACGGCGACCGCCGGCGCGGCCACGTCGCAAATGTGGCCGAAGCTGCAGAACATGGCGAACTACTTATTCACCTTTGCACCGCAGGTCGACGGCAACACCACCACTCCGCCGGACTCCGGACAGGGTATTTTCGGCGATAACTCACAGGGCTGGTTCGAGGACAACGACGGCAACTTGGGCGGTATCCAGGGCGTCACCGACTACGGCACCGGCAACCAGATGTCGTTTGTGGTCACCGCTCACATCATCAAAAACCGCGCCGGCGACGTATCCGTTATCGGTTACATCGACGGCTACGAGAACGTCCACGCCATTGGCCTGACGGCGTTTGAAGAGATCGAATCGTTCCAGTCGGCCAGCCGTTACATCGTGTTCCCCGACACCAACACATCAGAAACCGGCCAGTGGGCCGCAATGGAGATCATCTAATGCCGCACGAATTTGTGATCGGCGCCTTCGAGCCCGGCGATGACGACATGGGCGATTTCATACTGGACCGCTGGCTGCCCTTCGCGCGCGACGAGTGCAACTGGGTCGACAACCGGGCGCCGACGGTTGGCACCTTGCCCGACATCGAATGCTGGACCCACCGCGGCACCACCGGCAGCCCGGTTTCGCCATTCGTTTTCTTTCGCACCCACGACCGCCACCTGAATATCTTCACTGGCACCGGCGTGAACTTAGCCGAGGAGGTTTACGACCAGCCAGGCAACCCGGCCAACGCACCACGCACGACGGGTTTCGACCTGCCGGCATCGGGCCGCATCGGCAACACCCTGAAGACCTGTTTTGTCAACACGATCGTGGGCCCCTATCAGGGTTATTGGCTGTTTTGCGATACCACCGGCGAGTACATTTACTGCGTCATCAAGGTCAGCGCGCGCGAGTACAGGCACTTCCACATCGGCCGGCTGCGGCAGATCGACGGTGGTGACGATATCGACCCGCAGAGCTTTTTTATTACCGGCCATTTCTGGGAGCAGCTCGGCAGCAACGCCTATGACTTCACCTTCAGCGGTCAGGGCACGCCGGTCCAGGCGGAGTCCGCCCCGTACAAATCCAACCACCGCATCCCGTTCCGCAATACGTTTTATCAGGATGGCAGCTTCGGCAGCATGGTGGTCAACACGGCGCCGGGCTCGCGCTTCTACATCCCCGGCTTTGCCGGCCACGCATACGACTGGTATCACCCGGACGAGGGCAATGCGCTGACCACCACCGAGGGCGCCGCCGTCAAGACTGTCGGCACGATCGGTACGCCCACGACCATCGGCCAGTGCATCACGAATTATTACGATCAGGGGCTCGGCGCTGTGCTGTTCGCCTGCGACCGTAATTTCACGGCGAACGCCAACGTACTGGTGCCGATCTATGTGGGCGTGCAGCGAGACTTCGCTGGCGACGTCCGGCTCGGCATCGCCGCGCAGGTCCCGGATATTTTCCGCATCAACATGCGCGACTTTTCGCCGGAGCAGACGATCACCGTATCCGGGCAGGACTATAAGGTCTTTCCCGTGATCAACAACGACAGCCAGAATATCCTCGACAGCGAAGGTTACAGTGGATGGGAAGGGCTCGCGTACAGGGTTGAAACGGATCCGGTGGTGTAGATGGCAACCGCCGCCGCCAGTCCATTCCAGCGGCTATTCTTCGCGCCGGGCAATCCGCAATTGCCGACGCTGCCCGGCCCGTCGGATCCGAAAGACGGGCTCGCCACACCGTTTGCGACCACAGCCAGCGTTCGATTCGGGCTCGGCCAGCCGAACGTGCTGGAGATATTCGGTGCGGGTCCAGGCGTCGCGCGCGGCTTCGCGCAGACCTATCTGAACGGCATCGGCGGCTCGCCGAACCCGGTCGATTGGGGCAATATCACCGCCACCAAGACGCGCATCATCACCGTCCACAACACCCACCGCTTCGCCGTCGAAGTGCAGACCGTGGACGTGTCAGACGTTTCCGGCGTCACCCTGCTCACCCCGGGGCTGCCCGTCAACGTGCCGTCGTTCGGCAGCATCGTGTTTACGTTTGAGGCGGGCCTCGCCGGCGACCCGACCGTGGATGGCGCCGTTATTTTCAACCACGCCCTCGGCCTGTTCCCGATCGAGATGGTTGGCCGGCGCGTGATCATATTCAATACCATCCCGCAGCGGCCGATCACTGAGCAAGTCACCTTCGGCACTGACGTGATGATTTCGAGTGATGGCACTGAGCAAGTCATGGGCTTTCGGACCACGCCGCGCTCGGACGTCAAATTCCTGATTCGCCATACGGACGACGAGGAGCGCACCCGCCTGCTCAACGATATCCTCGGCGCCGCATTCCTGCTGCAGGGCGTGCAGGCGTGGTGGCAGGCGTCGCGCGTCACAGCACCGGCCCTGGCCGCCGCCATCACGGTGCAGGTCGATACCGAGGGCATGGAGATCGCCGCCTTCGATACGATGTCTGTGTCGCTGCCTGACCGATCGGCTTTCGAATTCGAGGTGCTGAGTTTCGACGCGGTATCCATCACCGCCAGCGACGTGTTCGGCACGGATATCGTCGAGGACTCGTACATCATGCCGATCCGCTTCGGCTTCCAGAATAACAAGGTCGACCTGAATACCTTCGCGCTCGGCGCCGAGGATCTGCAGGTCCGGTTTGTGCTGCACGAGTACCGCAACATCGGCAACGTGGATCCGGCCTTTTTCGACGCGCACCCGACGGACGGGCTGCCGATACCGAAGGCGGACCTGTTTTTCGACGCCCGCGCCCGCGGCGCCCGCATATCCAGCAATCAGCCGCGCCTGGACGGCGGCACCGGGGCAATATTCCAGAACCGCTCGGAGCTGCTCGGACGGCCCGGACAGGCGATGCTTGTGCATAGCCCGGACCGTGCGACCACCTTCGCTTGGCGGACCTTCCTGCACGCGCAGCGGGGCTCGTGGGGCCAGTTTTACGTCCCGACCGGCACCAACGACCTGCCGCTCGTGCCGGCGGGCTTTACGCTCGGCGGTAACACGTTTGATATTCCCAACATGGGCGTCGCCAACCTGATCCAGAACGTGGCGCCGCGCCGCGACGTCAAACTCACCCTCGAGGGCGTGGTGTCTTTCCGGCGCATCACCTCGGTGGTCGACAACGGCGCAACCGAACGCGTCACCCTGGACGGCGTCGTTACGGGCGCCGGCATCGTGCTGCCGGAGGACGCCAAGATAGAATGGCTCACGCTGTGTAGGATGGTGGGCGACTCGGCTACCTTCAAACACGTTAATCGCAACGTCGCGGAGATCCGCTTCAGCATCCGCGGAGTAATGCTGCCATGACATTCGACGCCTTTGAAACCGCCGACGGCACGCCGATCGAGTTGCTCACCTTCTCGAATGGCACGGAGCAGTTTTTCTCGACCAACGCGATCGTGCCGTTCCAGAACGGCGCCAACCTGCACCTGCCGCTGGCCTACGAGCGCACCGCGTTCGCGCAGTCGAAGGACACCGACGACACCAATATCCGCATGACCGTGCCTAACGACTTTGGGGTCGTGAATCTGTACGCCGGCGTCCTCACCTCGAATCGCACGCTCTGCACCATCGAGCGGTTTCACCTCGACGACCCGGCCAACCAGATCCAAGTGGTGTGGAAGGGCGTCATCGCCTCGCTGGAGCATCAGGAATTCGAGGTGCAGATACTGCTTCGGCCGCTCACCACCGGCACCGAGCAGACCCCGCCGGATACCTTTTCCGGGCTGTGTAATTCGTTTTTATTCGAGAGCCCAGGCTGCGACCTCAACCGCGACGACTTCCGCTTTATTGCCACGCTGTCCGCGGTCAGCGCCGACGGCCTTGAGCATACTTTCAACGGCCTGCGGAACCAGGCGGAGACGTTAGACCTCGCGCTGGCCTCGCCCACCGGCCCGCTATCGTCTGCGGAGCTGGATATCTATTGGCAGGGCGGCCACCTCCAGACCGGCGCGGGAGAGATACGCTCAATCATCGAGGGCAACGTGGGCGCCGATCCGGATACGATCCGCGTCGACCTGCCGTTTCGCAACTTCATCGTTACGGACGGGGCTAACGTGTTTGCCGGCTGCGACCTGTCGCTGGCTACCTGCGCCAAGAAGTTCGACAACGCCATCCGGCATCAGGGATTCCCATACATCCCGGAGCGGGATCCTGCCAACACGGAACTGCCGCCGGGTACGCGGACGTCCTCTTCGAGCTTCGCGGGGTGAGATAAATGGCTTTCTGGTTTCAACTATTCCTCTGGGTCGTATCGTTTGTGCTGTCGGACTATTTCCGGGAGAAGTTGCCGTCGCAAACCCCGTCGGGCGTCGGCGATTTCGACATACCCACCGCCACGGAGGGGCGCGTCGTTCCGATCATCCCAGGCGGCACGGCCCGGATAAACGCGCCGAACTGTATCTGGTATGGAGACTTTGCCGCCATCGAGCGCACCGTCACCACCGGCATTATTTTCCAAGAGGAGGAGACGATCGGCTTCACCTATGAGCTGGCGCTGCAGTACGCCCTGTGCAAAAACGAGGTCGCCGGCATGACGGGCATCTGGATCGGGGACGATCGCGTGTTCGACTACGTCGCCGATGCCGGCGGCGTTCCGCAGACCGTGGTCGACGTGGACCGCGACGACCTGTTTGGCGGCACGGATAACGGCGGCGGCTTCGTCGGCCGGGTGCGGCTATTCACCGGCTCAAATACGCAGGGCGTGTCGACCTTCCTTGACTCGAGGATCGATCCCCTGCCGGCGTACACCGGGACCTGCTATGCCATGATCACCGATCTGACCGAGACGGTCGGCGCGAACATCGGCGAGACGAATCAGCTCCGTTACATCCGCATCGAACTGCAGACGTTCGACACCATAGCCAACGGCGGGCTCGGCGACCGGCTGCTGCTGAACAACGACCACCACTTCATCGGGCAGGACGCCAACCCGATCTCGGTGGCATACGAGCTGTATCTGAACGTCCGCTGGGGCCGGGGCTTTCCGGCCTCCGACGTATCGCTGACGAGTTTCCAGGCGGCCGCCGAGACCTGCTTCACCGAGGGCATTGGCTACACGCAGGTCATCGACGAGCTGACCAGCACCGGCGAGATACAGGACACGCTGGAGCAGCACATCGATGGCTATATCGGGCCGAACCCCATCACCGGACAGATCGAGGTCACGCTGGCGCGCTTCGACTACGTCCTCGCGAACGAATTCCAGGCGGGCGAGAGCAATATCGTCGCGGTCAAAAAGTGGAGCAAGGGCGACTGGTCGGAAACGGTAAACCGGATCCGGCTGCGCTACAGCGATCGCGACAAGGACTGGAACGAGAGCCACGCCATCGAACTGGCCGCCGGCAACCGCATCATTCAGGGCGTCACCGTCACCAAAGAGCTGCGGTTCCAGGGCGTACACAACGCGGACGTCGCCTCGAAGATTGCGGCGCGTACCAGGCGCGGGCTTACCAAGCCGCAAGCCTCTGGCACCATTGAACTGGACCGCACTGCCTACCTGCTCCGCCCCGGCGGTGTTTTCAGTTTCACCAGCGAGAAAGTGAACGAGGACAACCTGCCCGTGCGGGTCACGAAAGTCAGCATTGGCAACGTGCAGAAAAACACCATCATCGTCGAGGTGCTGCAGGACCTGTTCGACATCGACACGCAGACCGTAGCCCCGCCACCGGCGACGGACTTTGTGCCGCCCATACAAGTGGTCATCCCGTTCGACGTCGCAGACCAGGCCGCCACCGAGCCGCCGTTTGTGCTGATGCGGCTCAACCCGCTGCCGAACCTCGTGCCGCGCGTGGCGACGTTTGCGCGCCGCGCCCCGGGTAACACGCCGACGGAGTACGAGGTCATCCGCCGCACCGGCAACCCGCCCTCGGGCGCGTTCACCTCCACTGACTTTGTCACCGGCGGTTTCATGCAGGTCGGTACGCTGCGCGACAACGAGCTGGGCTGGGCGACCGGCAACGGCGGCAAATCCGTGCAGATAGACCCGATCGGCGCGGCCAGCCTCGATGGCCTGATCGCCGCCTACAGTCCCACCAACCTCAACGCGGCCGGCATCGCGGTTATCTCTCCGGGGATCCCGGCGCTGGAGGAGTGGATCGCGTTCGAAGAGATCGTCGACGACCTCGGCGGAATACGGCTCGAAAAGGTATGGCGCGGCTGCATGGACACCAACCAGAAGGCGCACACGATCGGCGAGCGCATCTGGTTTATCTGGACCGGCGGCCTCGGCATGGGCGAGGAAACATACGCCCCTGCAGTCGGCGTGGAGATGAAGTTCCTGCCGCGCTCACCGACCGACGCGGTCCTCGAGGCGGCGGCTACGGCACTGCCGGTGGTCGATATCCGCGGCCCGGAAACGTCCGGCCGGCAATCGAAACCGCTGCACCCGCTCACCCTGACCATGAACCTCAACGAGCTGCCGCAGGCGGCGGACGAGATAGACTTCGACCGGCTGATCACCTCCGGCCCGAACGCGACGCTGCCTGGAGCCCAATGCGTGCCGCAACTGCGCGCCTTCAATACGCAGGGCATCATCGCCTCGGTGATGGGGCTTGCGTTCGACGGCACCGGCTTCAACCCGGACGACGTCGTCGGCCAAGTGCTGGAGACGGAGATCTGGTTGCACAACCTGGACACCGACCCGAGCGCGAATCGCACCAACGCGGTGGTGCACAATCCGCTGCAGGCGCAGCTCACCGCCAACGACCAGTTCGAGCTGCTGAAGTCCGACATTCTCGCTGCCGGCGTGGAGGGCTTCCAGTTCACCGCCCGCATCGATCTCGAAACGCGGCACAGCCCGGCGGGGCAGTTTCCGAACCAGATCAGCTACGAGTCGATGCAGTTCGATTTCATTGCCATTGGCGTGTTCACCGTGCTGCCGGCGGACGTCATCCTGCAGTCGCATTTCGACGGCGTGGACGCGGCCACCGAGGCCGACGAGGTCGGGCCGTTCAACCCCTTCATTCAGTTCAACGGCGCGGCCGAAATAGACACAGCGGAGTCGGTGTTTGGCGGCGCCAGCCTGCTGCTTGACGGCATCGACAGTTTTGTCCGCCTGGCGCTGCCGCCGCGCTGGGATATCGCTACCGAGTGGACGGTCGAGCTGCGCGCGCGGTTCACGGCGGACCCTGGCGGCACCGTGGAGCTGGTGAGCCAGATGGACGGCGAGCGCAACTCGTGGACCATCAACTATGTCGGCGGCGCGGACAACTTCCAGTTCGGCCACTCGACTACCGGGGCCAACGGGCCGTTTTTCACGGCCATGCACAGCGGCACGTTTGTGCCGAACGCCGGCCAGCAGTACGCGCTGGCTTTCTGCAAAGAGGTGGATGGCACCATTCACTGCTTCGTGGACGGCGTGCAGGTCGGCTCCACCGTCAGCATCACCGTCAGCTGGTTCCGGTCGAGCAACGACGTGCTGCTTGGCGCGCGTAATTTCGCGGGCTCGTTGAACGCGTTTTTCGACGGCCATTTCGACGAGTTCCGGATGACGCCCAAGTGCCTCTATCGCGCCAACTACACCATCGACACCGTGGCCTTCAAGGACAGCCGGCGGAACTATCCGCTGCTCGCGCACTTCGATGCCGCCGACGGCGCGGTCGCGTACACCGACGAGTCCCTGTACCAGAACGTGCTGCTCTTCGGCGCGGCCACCACGCAGATCGATACCGGGCAGTCCATGTTCGGCGGCTCCAGCCTGGAGATGACCGGCGTGGACGGCACCGGCCCGCTCGGCACGGGCGACGGCATCCTCCTGCCGTATCAGGACGGCCAGAACCTCGGCCGCGACACGTGGGTCATGGAACTGTTCATGCGGTTCCGGACGCTGCCCGACGGCGACGGCTCCATGCTGCTGTCGAAATATAACCGCGGCGGCAGCAACGTCGACTGGTACTGGTGGGTCAACACCGATCTGTCGATCACGTTCAGCCATACGCCCACCGGCAACGTCGCACAGCAAAACTTCGACACCAGCCCGACGCAGACGATGGTCATCGACACCTGGTATCACTTCGCCGCGCAGCGCCGGGGCAACGACCTCGAGATGTATTTCAACGGCAACCGCGTGCTGCTGGAGGTCGACGCCTTCCTGGACGGGGTCGGTTACGTCGGACCGCTGAATCAGCTGGACGACAGCACCGCCCGGCTGTCCATTGGCTCCGCGCATAACGTATCGGTCGCCACGCGCTACCGGGCCAACGATGGCTGGATTGACGAGCCCCGCTTTGTCCACGGCGTGCTGCCGTACAACGGCTCGACGTACCCGGTCCCGACTGCCGCGAATCCCGATGCGCGCCGCGTACTGACGGAGGCGACGCAGGACCCGCTCATGCTCCTGTCCGGCTGGGAAAACGTGAACGGATTCGCCACCGACAACATCATGCAGACCGAGGACTTGGGCGGCGCCCGGATCGTATTCGCCGACGGCGCCAATATCGACACCGGCGTGTTCAAATTCGGCAGCAGTTCGCTGGACCTGGACGGGGTCAGCGATCAGGCGCAGTTGCATTTCAGCGAGACCCGGCACCTCCTGCGGGCCAGCGACTTCACCATCGACTGCTGGGCCGAACACGACCTGCAGCCGCACGACGACGCGAACGGCGGGCACTGCCTGATGTCGAAATGGCTGGACAGCAACAACACGCGCGAGTGGGCGTTCTACCTGGACGACGCCGGCAGCACGACGGATCTGGTGTTCGCATGGTCGATCGACGGCACCGCGATACAGACGGCATTCGTGGCGGCGGTCACGATCGTGCCGAACCAGTTCCATCACTGGCAGGTCGTGCGGCAGGGCGCCACGCTGTTTCTATTTCAGGACGGCGTATTGCAAACCCTGGACGGGGCCAGCGATTCGATTTCGGGCGACACCATCTTCAGCGCCGCCAACGAGATCTGGATTGGCCGCATGAACAACGGCGCAACGGATCGGGAGATGGACGGGCATATCGACGAGACTCGTATCACGCGGCAGGCGGAGAACACCGCGACCTTCACGCCGGAGACCGCCCCGTACCCGCGTCCCACGCTGCCCTTCTTCTAATACCATGCCCGCGAAAGGACAAGCAGGGCACACACGTTGCCGATTAGGAGGACCCAATTGCCCGAAATGGCCGCCTGGACGGCGAACGCCCCGCAGCCCAGCATCAGCGCCAGCCGTAGAAAGCGGCGGTCCCGGGCGGATAATTTTGGAATGACCTGACGCATATTCGGCACTATACTCGACCCGACCCCTTGAGGAGATCCCCATGTCCCAGAACCTTCAGCTACAAAAGACCGTCAATATTCACGCGCGAAGGATCCGGCACCGGCGCCGCCTCCTCACCACCGACCCGCGATTCCGATCCCGGCACGCCGGCATGGACAACTTCCTGACCCGCGAGGCGACCCGCGCCGACGCGGCGCCGCTCCGCCTGGTAGGCGAGGCGATCGCAGCCGCTGGTTCGGGTTATTTCGTCGGCGACCAGTTCAGTATCACCGGCGGCACCTTCACGGTCCCGGCGGTCGGTATGGTTTCGGCCGTGGGCGGATCCGGCGACGTCACCGGCGCCAAGCTGGTCGAGCGCGGGGTCTATACGGTGGTCACGCCGCCGGCATCCCCGACGACTGTCATCCGCGCGAAAAACGGCGCCCCAACCCCGGGTACTGGCCTCACCATCAACGACGGCATCACCGTCTCGGTAACCGGCGTCACCGCTGCGGAGCTATTGGCCGCATTGCGTTCGCGCTTGAACCTGGCCGGCACGATACCGACGCGGAAGGCGGCGCGGGACTACCGTAACCGGGAAAACTCGTCCGACACATACGAGGACGCTGGCGTCCCGATCTCTTAGTCGCGGACCTGCCGTAATATCCCGACGTCTTTGGCGCGCAGGGCCTCACGCATCTGACCGATGTTTGGGGCCCGTTCGGCTTGGCGGATCGCTTGGCATAGCCAACGCAGATGCGAGGACTGGTATCCGGAGAGCCCGACCAGCACATGGCCAACGGTCACATCGGCGTGGACCGGAATATCCAGGCCGTGAACCCACTCCACAAACTTCCGCGCGTCACCGATCTGAATAGTGCCGCTGGCGACGTTATGCGGTACGGGGTCCGGGCCCGGCGTCTCGCTGCCATATCGATTTCCAGGCGGCGCCCGGGTGTCCACGTAAGCGGGTCGGACCGGGCGGTCCAGCGTCATGCCGAGGTCCGCGGGGCTGTTGGGTTTCGGCTCGTCGTCGAAAAGGCTGCCCTGATCCTTAGAATGGATTGTCATCGTCCCGGCCGTCCGTATTGAGGGGCTCGGGCGTATGTTTGGCGGCTGGCTTTGGGCTGGCCTCACCGCTTGACCCCGCTCGGTAGCAGTCGGCGCAGACCTTCATCCACGGAGCCCCTTTGAATTCTTTCTGGCACTGCTCGCACGTTTGCGGCAGTTCGCAGCGGTGGGGTTTGCCGGACCGGGGCTCGATCGGATACCAACCGCCTCCGTCCTTTTCCGCCCAATCTATCGGGGCCTGACAATCTCTGCAGTTGGATCGCGCCATTATCATCTCCTCACGAGGTGTTTATGTATCA